ATCACCGTAGAGAAACCGGGCTGTCACCGTATCGCCGCCAGTAATTTGCTTAACTAATCCTTCATCAAACCGCATTCCGTCATTCGGTTCAGTAGTCGTTACCAATCTAGCACCTTGCAATCTAGCAATATCGCTATTTGCGCTTCCGGACATCGGTTTTACCATTAATGTCTGCGGCTGAATATTGGTAGTATAGTTTCCTAGCATTTCGGTAATAATATCCAAGAATACCGATTTACCGTTCCGACCGTTTCCGTAGAGGATGAACATAACTTGTTCCTCTGTTGAACCGGACAAGGAATATCCGACCGCCCGTTGAATATAATTTATTAAAGGCCTGTTTCCATCGAATATCTGCATCAAGAATTCGTCCCACAATGGACAATCAATCTTATCGGTATATTCGATGGAAGCTATCTTAGTAAAAAACTTACTTTTATCATGATCGTGCAAAATTCCTGTATGTAAATCTAGGTAGCCATTTTGCACGTTTAGAAAATGCTTATCCTTGTCAAATTCATCCGGTTGAATTGGAAGTAAATGCTGACTTTCCTTAAGCATGTTAGTTTTCCCATTGCTTCCGCGAGAGTATTTAATGTGCTTCTGTAGAAACTTCCGCGCTTCTTCCTCGTCAGTATCATCCGTTACATAAACAGGCTCACGCTTCATTTTTTCTAATATTTCGTCTACCAATCTTTTAACTTTCCCTTCTTGATCTAGCGACCATGTTTTACCGTTATAAAAATACCAATTTTTACGAATGTAGCTATAACGCACTACATCTTTAAAATTATCGGTAAAACGTGCTGCATTCCCTGTGTCATCGTATGAATAATATTTCTTCTCGATCTCTTTTGTACTGTCTTCCAGAACGTATAAGTTAAAACCATCACTGTTCTGTTGCGGATTAAATACGTTATTGCACTCCTGAATAGCTTTATTTAATGTGATTTCTCCGTATGTGGAATTACTTTGCTTACGATCCCACTTTTCACGATAGAGAGAGGACTTGCGAAACAATCCATCCATCTTTTCGTAATCACACGCTGTCCAGAATGCTAAATCATTTGCGAAAGCCATATCAGCTTCGGATTGACTGTTATAAAATTGCTCCCAACCACCGTTTAAAAATAATTTAAATCGCATACCGTTTTTGCTGTTGCTTGCAATTTTAATAATTTCATCGATTGGTAATCCGTTACCTTGTTCATCCGTTCGATTACCCGGAACAGTTGCAACTTCATTGTTTGCGATATATTTATGATGCAGGTAATTAATCTTGCCCATTTCATCTTCTATTAGCTCTGTGTACCTACCTATTCGATTACCGGTTACGGTTAGGAAGCGCATTTCCGAATACATTTCAATATTCCCTTTTCTTCTTCCTCCTGGAGGTAACTCTCCTTTAGCTAAGATATGGATTCCGTTACCGCTCGGAGAAACTTCCGCATAACTTTCCATTAATTCTATAAATTCGGCAACAATGTTATCTGATTCATCATTTTGTAAATACTGTTCAATTTCTTCCTTTACGTTATCTATATCGATTCCGAATATTCCATTACCTAACATAAATCCAATACCATTATATTTTTTACTTTCTCTTAAAGCTGTTTCATAATCCGACCATGTATCGGGGTTATTACTTTGAGCGTAACTCCCCGTTTTTGCATTGATCGGTTTTTTCGTTACTTTTCCATTGCTTGTTTTTTCAGCTATCCAACAAACCCATTGATTCATTTCTTTTAATTCATACGGAACATTACTGAACATTTTGTTCACCCTTTAAGCCTTCTTCATATTTCTTGTTATAAACAATCACATATTCTTCTACAGTAAGGTTGTTTTTCTCTGCTAGGTATTTAATCAATTCGTTAAATTTGTCTCTATTTAAATTTAATCGTTCTTCGTTATCCTCGAACCATGTAAATAAATTTCTGTCATTTTTCGAAAGATTTAACTCCCCAGCCAATGGAATGATGTTACCCACTACCGTTCCTCCACCCCTACTAAGTGGCAATACATGGTCCATGTGTATATCTTCACTCTTTCCCGATAAACAACAACTATTGTTAAAGTCACTCAATATCTTATTTCTGTCCGAATCTGTGAATTTGTGTTCCAACATACGAACTCTTGCTTTTCTTCTAAGTCTTGCTGCGCGATATTTATCTATATTCTTTCGGTACTCTACCTTCTTACGTTTAAGCACGATTTCTTTGTTATTTAAGACGTATTCTCTTTGTCTACCTTTTACTTTCTCACTGTTTGTTTCATAATATTTTTTCTGATACGACAAAACTTTGTCTTGATTATTCTTGTAATAATTAGATGAATTCGACAAAACTTTTTGCCTGTTAGTTTCATAATATTTTCCGTTATATTCTTTTTGGTATATTTTTCTCTTTTCTTTGTTTTTTCTCTGCATACTCTTGTGAGCACTTTTTACATATCGTGCGATACCCGTCTTTCTTTCCTTTATCCCTATAAAAATACCTCGAACTTCTTAGATATTCGACTTTACACTTGTTGCATTTCTTAAATTTATCCCCCAAAATTAGCACCTCATTTAATATCTTTTTTCTATGTGTCTATTATACCATTAACTACATGTAGTTGCTAGTATTTAAAGGTTATAATATAATAGTTTATGAGGTGATAAATATGTCCGAAAAACGAGGACTGAAAAACAGAAAGCCATTATCTAATGCTGTAAAAATTGAACTTTACGATGCTCTGAAAGAATTATCAAATGAAACTAAGGTTCCAATTAGTAAGCTTCTTGATGAAGCAATTGAAGATTTGTTGAGTAAGAGGAAAAAGTAATCCTCTTACTCTTCTTCACTCCTTAAAATGGTAGTTCATCATCTGAAATATCTATTGGTCCACCATTATTAGCGAATGGATCATTATTATTGGATTGGTTATTATTACTCTGCTTATATTGATGTTGAACATTAGGGAATTTGGACTGGTTCCACATCTTCACATTTGTATTAGTGTAAGTTTTTCCGTTATACTCAGATTCTTCATTTTTGACGAAAACTAATGCAGGTTTTCCAACAAAATCATTTAGTAATTCATCAAAGCTGCTATATGTTTTACCATTTTGTAACCGACAAGCTTTCCCAATCGTATTAAAAATTTTCATATTATATTTTCCAGTAGCTTTTGCTTTAAAGTTTTTCTCAAAAATATGCATGTTCTTTGAAGGTTGATCTAAATCATTACGAATGATTAAATCAAACTCAACGTATTCCGCACCACCTGGCGTAGCATCCTCGTTACAACGCCCAACTACAACCTCATACCAACCTTCTTCAATCTGTCCTTGTCCTTCGTATACATCTTCAAAATCTAAGTTAAAACCTGTCATTTATAATCATCCTTTTCTGTTTGTTTTATAAAAATCCTAATAATTTTCCTTGATGGTAGGCCCATCCCGGCTTATAGTTTCTGTGTTTTGCTAACTGATACAACTCTTTCATATTCTTACAATCAGAAGGTTCACGGAAATCTAGTATAATTTCTTCTTCCGTAACCTCTTCCAACTCTGCAGCTTCATTCACTTCATAATCTTTTTGTTCTTTAACTTCTGGAACATGTCCACACTCAGGACACTGTTTTTCTGTTGGTGAGTAAACTGCAAAACAATTAATACATTCTCGAATAGGTACTTCAGCAGGCCCGCCGGAAGATTTCTTTTTACCCTCCAAACTCCACTCTCTCTTCATATCTGGTAAACCATGCCTTCTCACATTGTCCACATGATCAATGATGATTGATGTCTTACCTGGGCGGTACCGCATGCCCCTCATACTCTGCTGAATGTAGAGAGAGAGTGATTCAGTCGGTCTAAGCATAATAACTGTGGAACAGTCTGGAACGTTGAATCCCTCACCGATTAGATCAACGTTACATAACACTTGAATTTCTTTATCTCTGAATTTCTGTATAATTTCACTTCGTTCTTGCTTAGGTGTTTTCGCATCTAAGTGAACTGCATTAATACCATGCAGATTAAATTCATCTGCAAGCTGTTCACTAGCATCCACACTATGACAGTACGCAATTGCCTGTTCTCCATCAGCTAACTGCTTATAATGCTTAATTGCATCACCATAAATCGTTTTATCATCCATTGCGTCATTGATTGATGTGGAAGAAAACTCTCTCAAACTGTTTAACTTTAATTTCTGAGTATCTATCAATTTAGGTGCATAATATTTATAAGGTGATAGATAATTATTTTCGATTAACCATTTTGCATTGACTTCCTCAATCAGAATGTCGTTCACATCACCTAACCCAGATCCATTTAGTCGTATTGGTGTAGCTGTAAAACCCAACCGTAATACGTCACTGAAATAGTCATATATTTTTCGATATGATGCAGCCATGCCGTGATGATTTTCATCCGTGATGATTAGTGATGGTTTTTTAATCTTGTCCAGTTTTCTTACAACTGTTTGGACCATACCGAAATGCACAAGTGACAAATCGACTCCGTTTTTCTTAAATGTTCCTTCAATCTGATCAATCAATTCTTTGCGATGGACTAAGAACAACACTTGATTTCCTTTTAAGGTTGTCATTCGAGCAATTTCTGAAATAATCACAGATTTGCCTGCTCCACATGGCGCAACCACACAAGGCGCCTTATAGCCATCTATATAAGATTGTCTTGCTCTATCCACTAATGTTTGTTGGTAACTATGAAGCTGGAACAACTGGAATCAACTCACTTTGTAGACAACCCTTGCGATCATCTAACTGATTTTTCGCGTACGTACTATTAGTTGCGCTTAATATAAAACCTCTCTCTCCATCTGAATTGACAGCGAGCTTAGCAACCACATCACATAACCCCAGCACGTTATTTAATATCTTGTGGTTAATCTGCGGAAAGCTTCTGTTCCATTGTTGACCTGAACTATCCGTAAACAAATCTGAACTTTCCCATGCAGTCCATACTAAATTTGAACCTAAATTTTTCATGTATCGCAAGCTGTTTACAATTCGGAACTGCATATATTGATAATCACCTTGAGAGGGAACACCTTTGTTTTTTCCTTTACTGCCTAGGTCTGAGAGAAGGCAACGCTCTAATTCGCTGATGTTATCGACAACGATATTGTCATAAACACCTTTATATTTTTCTTCTAAATCGACGATTAGCTTTCCCCATTCTTCCCAGGTATCTGTATTACTTACATAAGCGATATCAATGTTCTTTTCGCCTTTTAACACCCTAGTTGTCCTATCTACATCAAGCACTAATGTTTTTCCTGGCAGATATTTAATAGCTGTGGTTTTCCCCATACCTGGTGGAGCATAAATTAGATATGTTCCTTTGTCTGTTTGAATATCAGCAGCATTAGTAATATTTAAACTCAATCCGTCACCCTCCTATCGAATTCTTAAACTTCTACTTTGGACCAGTTCAACTCCAGGCATTGAATCTTTGCCGATTCTTTCCAATTCTTCTTTTAATGCTTTCTTATCTAATTTAGGCTTTTGTTCAATGAACAATCGTCTAGGTAATAATTTTTCATCGAGTACCTTTACTGACTTTGGATTGTTTTGCATTGCAAATGTAAATAATCCAGTTTTAACTTTATCCTTACCAGTAATAGTTAATTGATCTTCCACATAGCTTTTCAATCGCTGCTTATTTAACTCAATTGATTTTCGTTTATCCGCTAATCGAGTTTCTTCATTCTTTAACATTTCTGCTTCACCTTCGAGGTTTCGGATTACTTTTCCGATATTCTCTAGCTTGTCTTCAATCGCTAGATCAATAGATTCCAAGGTATCTTGTAACCCTTCTCCACCATCTTCAATTAATGCTTGTACCTCTAAGAAATCCTTTGTTAAATCGTATAGACTGCTCATTTAAATTCCTCCTACATAAAATCAGATTGTTTGTGTCCTGCTAATTTCATACTTCTTTCATAACTAGTCAACTTGCGATTTAAATAATTTTCATGTTCTTGAAATTCACGTTCAGTTGTCTCAATAAAATCCTGAAAGTGAAAATTAAATACGATTTGCAAATCTTCCCATGTTCCTGTTGTTGCTATATGACTCGCAGCAACCCCGAATGCTTTATATTCATCACTGCCAGATTCGCGTTCTTCTTTGTATTTTTCGAGAAACTTATTCACAAATTCCCCTCCCTGTGATACAATCACGGTAATTAAATGTTTTTTTGTTGAAGCAATCAGTTGCAGCTGACTGCTTTTTTTACATAGTTACGATAAACAAAGCCAAACCTATTAATAATGCGCCTATAAAGCTTTCCTTGTGCAATTTTCGTCACCTCCCAATTTCCTGATGCAATAACTTTTTATAAGCAAGCAATCTATTTGCTCGGTATTTATTTCTACGTTTTGTGATGTGCACAGCCCCGAATTCCGCAACTTTTCGAGTGTAGTAAGCGATACGTTTATCAATCATCTGTTTCACCTCCCTTCAAGCGTTTACTAATGCAAAATATAAAAATGCTAGACTTGCTATAAATAAAATGAGATACGTTGCATCAGACTCAATGATGCGATTAATCATATCTTCTGCCCTCTAATATCTTCTTGATATTGGATCTGTCTATATAACTCTGTAGCTGCATCAAGAGTTTCCTTTTCGTTTTTCAATGTTTGCAGGTTGTCCAAGGCATTTGCTATATTGCGATGATGCTGTGCTGCATCCTTAAAATCACCTTTTGTCATAGCTATTGCACCCTGCATCATGTTTAGATCGTATTCATTTAAGTTACTGTTGGCTTTAGCTTGGTCTGCTTCCTTAAACATGGATAGCATTCAACTAACCTCCCCGAATAAATCGTTTAATGTGCAATCGAAAAGTTTACAAAGTAGTAAAGCTTCCCGAATTGTGAATTCTGTCTTACCTACTTCCTTTTCGTGATAAGTTTGGGGATGAAGACCTATTCTTTTGGCAACATCCTTTTGATATAAACCTCTTTCACGCCTAGCTACGTAAAGCTTGATATTTTTCCCCATTGAATCACCTTCTTTTCATTTTGATATATTCAATTCCAAAGCACCTCTATATTCATCGTTGGTCCCAAGGTAATTACTTGTCACCAAAACGGTGATTGCGAGGCATAAAAATATTTTCTAAACTCACATCGAATAGATCACGCAATAAAAACATTTCATCTTGCGTAAATTCATACTGGCCTCGTTCTTTTAAGCTATATTGATTTAGAGAAAGACCTAAAAACTTAGCAACGAATGTTTTTGAAAACTTTTTTCTTTCTCGTAGAAGAATTAGCTTTTCCTGCATGTATAATCACCTCCTATC